CGATGATGTCGTAGACCTGGACGACGTAGCCGACCAAAACGCCCGGATACCAAGGTATGACGATTTCGATATCGTCGATAGCTGCTTCGCCTCGATTAATGAGCGCATCCGAACGTTGGGACGTCCGCACGTGGCCGCGCAGATCGACTAGCGTTGCCTCAGTCGGTACGGCCGCTTGACCGGTTGCAGAAACGGTTAGCGTCCTACTACGCACGCGCATACGCGTACGCATCAGGCCCGAGCCGATCATAGGATGGCGCCCGTCCTCCAGCGCGCCGCCAAAATGTTGTAGCCGTCGCAGTCCGGCGGCGTTGGATCGTCGCCGCGGTACGCGTAGTAATACATTAACCGGAGTTTTAGCGCCTGTTGAATCGATACCGGGACGCTAGCGATTGCCAGTGAGGTCGAATACGCTAGCGTCCCGGGGAAGGTGATAGTCCCTAAATCGATTTCCTCCCGAGCATCGTAAATACTGAAATACTCGAGAGTCCGAAACTTTGACGCCGTTAGGGTAACTGGTGAACCGCTGTCGACAGTCCATGTAGCGGTTGCGGTATTGACGGGGTACAAATCGAAACGGAAATAGCCATCGTCCGGTTTCAAATCGTAACGACGGCTAACCGAATGAACGCCAAACCGCATCCGCGTAACCTGTTCCCATTCTTCCTGAACAACCGTTATTAGCGTAGTGATGTAGGCATCATCCTCCGCGTGGAATACGCGTAGGTGCGCTTTAGCATCGGCTAGGCTAAAAACGGACATGACTTAGCGACGGATCGACACCATGGCGTTTCGGTCGAGGATCTTTCCAACCATGCGCGTTTCGCTGAGGAACCGCACCTGGCCGCTAGCGGCCGCCGTGTACGGGTCGCTGATCATAGGAACCGTATCGACGCGCACGATTCGGTAGCCGCGCTCAATGTTGCCGAACACGCCGATGGGATCACCGCTTGCCGGGGTGCCGGCAACTGGCCATGACGCCGTTACGTAAACCGGGAATCCCATGAAGTTCACCGTTGACCGGTTCCCGTCCATTGGCCCCGAACCGTCGCGCGCAACGCTCGAGAGCTGGCCGCCGCCGAACGGGAACGTATTCGCTTGGGATTGCGAAAGAATCGACGCCCAAACCGACGCGTTTAACAACCAACAAGCGTTACCCAGGTATTGAGGCCGTAGGCCCGTGCTGTACGCAATAGTTGCGCCTTCCGCGACGGTAATTGTATTGCCGGCCAAATCGGCGTTTAACGCGTTGCCCGCGGCCCCAAAATCCCAAATTGACTGGCTAGCGATGCCGGAGTACGCGTTTAGGTTGCCGGTCAAGCTCGAGCCGTTGGTTCCGGCCAAAAACGCCAGTTCCCAGTTAGCGCCGTGAAGTTCTGCGTGTTCGCGGATGACTTCGCTACCAACGTCAAAAGGCAAATCCCGCAGCGATTCGGTAGAAACAGTCGTCACTACGCCAAGCTTGGTAGGCGTAAAGTCGACAACGTTACCGACCGGGTCCTTGTCTTGGAACGCGCCAGCTTCGGCAACGGCCGTAGTAAGCGCTGTCATGTATGACGTTTGACGATAGAAACGCAACGGCGCGCCGCTATTGACCGACGTAACCGTAGCCAGTCGTGATACAACCGCGTCGCGGTCCATGAGTTGCGTAAACGTTGGATCGGCTACGGTCGTCGTGCCGCCAAAAGTCGACGCCGCGGTCGCGCGAAGCTCGAGCTTGCCGCCGTTCTTATAGCCGCTGGAGAAAAAATCCCGCACTTCCGCGCGCAAATCGGTTGTAGCCGCGCCGGTCGTAGAAACGTGCGTAACGCCGCCGAGGTCGATCCGATCACGGACGCCGGCGGTACGAATTTCCCAGTCCAGGCCCTCGAGTTCCGCCAAACCGGCGTTTAACCTTTCTTCTGCGTTTTTCTCATGGCCTTTGGCCATAAGTGCCTCGAGTTCGTCGGCCTTTGCTTTACGTTCACTGTAGAGTTTCGATAGTGGCTTCATTTGCAAACCTTTCGCAGCAGTAGCGACGCCTTTTGACGTTGCCGGGTTAGTGAAAATGAACGCGCGCTAACCCCTGCTGCGGAATAGGCGGCGCGTTCTACGATTGAGATTTCGCGTAAATCAATGTCGCGGAGGATCCGTCGCCCTGGGGTCGACGTGTCATCCTCCCGAACAAAGAATCCAAACGACATTTGCCGCACCACGCCGGCGCGTACCAACGTCATGGCGTCGCGCGCCAGCTGCGTATCAGGGAGCGTCGCATCAAACGCCAACCCGTTATCGTCGCTACGCAAATTAAGCGTTCCTGACAACGTTGACGCCAACGGCATTTTGGGGTCGTGTTGCCAAAATAGCGATACGTCGGGGTCCTCGAGCGCCCTATCGAACGCACCTGGCGCGATACTTTCGACAACCGTTTCGCCCTTGTAATCCATTGGTAGGGAATCGGTGTTGTAGCGCGCGGCGTAACCGCGCAAACGTAACGCGTTCGTTTCCTTGTCGGTAGTGGCGTCGTCGATATCGAAATTTCTATATTCCATCATCGGTTAGGCCTTTGCCGGCATCCGCCGGCATAATGGGTACGTTTCCGTTGGCAATTTGCGGTAGCCCAAGCATCATCCGCGCGTCGTTTACGCTTACTGCGCCCGTTTCCGACAAATCCTTCAGCGCCGACGCGGTATCCCGCAGGTTTCCGCGCATAAGCGAGTAGTGATCAAATCGGAAATGCCGACCGCCCGCTAAAAGTTTGCCGTTCATAGCGTCGGCAAACCGCGCGCACCACGGCGCGACGGTCGTTTCGACGTATTGCCGCTGCATTTCAATTTGGCTTGTAAGCGCTCCGGCGTCGCCCTGGAAAAGCATTTGAGGCGGGATAGATAGGGCGCGGGCTACTTCCATGACTGCAAATCTCCGTTCATCCGTGAGGCCTTGTATCGCGCCCGCGCCGACCTGTTCGACTTTTACGCCTTCATCTAACACAAGCGGCCTAGCTGCGCCCTCCGGCGACATATGCTTCCGAGAATAGGCGTCGAGTAGGTCGGTTTTTGCGGTTTGCGACAACGTGCCAGGATGCGTAATGGAAATTTTGCCGACGCGGCCCGATGCCGCTATTGACGTCGCTACGCGTTCCTGCAAAACGGCTAGCGACATAGCCGGCGCGCATCGCACCAACGGGCTATCGCATAAATACGGGTTATTGAGGTTGCCCGGGCCGGACATAAGCACCACAATTTCGTACGGATCAATTTTGCGCCCGTCGAGTAACCAATTAGGTTCAACCTGGAACCCACTCCATACGGCCGTTACGCGGCCCGGCAACAACGGATAAAGCGCTATTGCATCGCCGCGCGGGGAACGCTGGATAAAAGAATACGCCGAACCACGCAAAATCGACGTAGATATCATCCATGCGCGCCATTGGCGGCCTGTTTGGTACGGATTAGCCTCCCGCCGCAACAAATCAAGCGCGGAATCGTCTAGCGGCGAGCTGTCGGTTTTATCGCGGTAAACGTTGACGTCCAGGCGCGCGACGTCCTCCGAAATGAGTTGAACCGCGCGGACAACGCTCGAAAGCGATTCCCGGGCGGCCATAGTATCGGAAAAAGTGCCGCCAATGTTACCAACGTAGGTCGTAGTGGCCGTGTTTGTGCCAAAAACGCCCGCAAGCCGCCCTAAAACGCCGTCGATAAATGGCATCGCGCCCAATATCGCAACGCCAAAATACGGTTTGTCAATACCCTAAATAACAATTTTTCCACCCTCATAACCTGATTTTTGCGACACTTGGAAGCGCTCGACTAGGAAAGCCGCCATACATGAGGCTATGACCGCATCAATATTGCCCATACTGCGGCCCTTGACTGGTCGAACGTTGCCGGCGTTGTCCTGGATTGTCCGAGTTGCAGCTAAACACGCGCGCAAAACGTCATCACGATCATGCACTATTGATCGCCCGCGTAGACCGTCGGTCCATAGCGCCCAGGCGGGCCCCATAGTCCGTATCGATTGGTCGACGCCAGTTACCGTAATGCCGCGTTTACGCCAATCGACAATAGCGCTTTCCTGATGGCTCATCGGGTCTACGCCCACGTGCCGAA